GAGGCTGGAGGGACAGGATCCCCGTGTATAGGAGACGAAATGGCTGTAGGTCGCATATCCGGTCCGTTGCTTAAGGAAAATCTCATCCGTAATGGTATAGATTTAGCTTTTGAAACAGACCTATTATATTTAGATGTCAATAATCAGCGTATCGGTATCAAGACTACGAGTCCTACACACGAATTACAAATTTCCGGCACAACAAAAACAACAAATTTAATAGTAGACACACAAGCAAATCTTGCAGATGTTACTATTTTAGGTAATACAATTAGTAGTACACAGCAATATTTGAATCTAGGCACACTAGATAATGTTGTATATCAAAATAAAGCAGTTATTGATAGCATTGATATCGAAGGCAATGTTATTAGCACTAATAGTTCAAACGCTAATCTAGAATTCCGTCCCAACGGCACAGGCACTGTTGAAGTGCATTCAGACATGAATGTTACTGGCAATATACATGCAACAGGTAATATTACAGCCGACGGCGACATCACAATTGGTGATGCTAATACTGATACTATTATTTTAAATGCAGAAGTTGCAAGTAATATTATTCCAGATGTAGATAGGACATACAACTTAGGTAGTGATCCTAGCACAGGTGGCAAAGAGTGGAACGACATTTGGGTTAACAATTTTTATGCATCAAATATTGTTAGCGGTGGATTAGATGTTGACGGTATTGACCTAACATTACGTCAAGGTAATATCATCTACGTTGCTGAAAATGGTAACGATGCTAATTCAGGCACTCATCCGCAAGACCCGTATGCAAGTGTTGTACAAGCACTAAGTGCCGCAACAGCAGGCGATACAATACACGTATATCCTGGTGTATATACAGAAATATTTCCACTAACTGTTCCTGTAGGAGTTACAGTTAAAGGACAAGGATTACGTTCAGTAACGATACAACCAACTGTGGGTACAAATACAAATTCTGCATTTTTACTTAATGGCGAATCTACTGTAGAAGACTTAATGATTACTAATTTTTATGCACCAGGTTATGCATTTGAATTTGCACCAGGATTTACTGTAACTACTCGTAGTCCATACATTAGAAACATAACTGTTATTACAACAGGCAGCACAACTACAGTGGAAGATCCTAGAGGGTTTAACGCAGGAGATGCAGGCGGCGGTGCATATATTGACGGTAGTGTAGCAACAATAAATTCAAGAGAAGCAAGTATGCTTTTCCACAGTGCTACATTTATTACTCCGGGCGTTGATGCAATTACAGCAACTAATGGTGTTAGAATTGAATGGCTTAACAGCTTTACATATTTTGCAAACCGAAGTTTTTATGCATTTGATGGCACTACTGGCAAATACAATGATGGTAAAACACGTATACGTTTAGGCGGAGTTACTGGAACATTTGCAGCAAGCGACACAGTAACATTTACGTCGACTGATGCATCAACAGTTGCAGTAGCCACAGTAGAAAGTATCGACGGCGATATACTTGTAGTAGACGGAAAATTTGAAGACTTAATTGGATTTGATACAACTCCGCAAAGTATTTTAAACGGAACTGGTGCTACAGCTACAACCATATTAAATTATGACTTAAGAGATTTTGGTGCAGAGATCCGTATGATTGGATCTGCAAGTGTTTATGGAAACTATGGCCTATATGGCAACGGCCCAGGAGTTATCATATATGCCATAGGACATAATCTTGCATATATTGGTACAGGTAAAGAAGTAACTAACGATCCATTAGAAGTAATACAGGCTAACGAAGTTACAGAATTAAACGGAGCTAAAGTAAGATATAACTCAGTTGACCACAAAGGCGACTTTAGAGTTGGTGATTTATTCTATGTAAACCAAGAAGACGGTACAGTTAGTTTTTCAGTTAATGCATTAAACATCGATTTAACAAATGGTGTTACGTTTACCACCGGTGGCAGTAATACATTTATTAGTGGTGAAAGAATTGACACTGGTAATTTACGCATTAGCGGAAATACTATCGAAAGTTTAATCGGCGACATAACATTTAGTGCAGCAACAGATCAAATTAATTTACAGAATAATGTTGCTATTACTGGCAACTTAGACGTTACTGGTGATGTAAATATTGGCGGTAATATACAAATTGGTGACGAAGCAACTGACAGCATATCTATTGTTGCAGGCATCAACAGTAATTTAATTCCTGCAACTAATAACACTTATAGTTTAGGTACTGAAACAAATATTTGGTCAAACTTATATGTTGACGAAGTTGAAGTTGACGATATTACTATTAATACTAATGTTATTACAACTACTACATCAAATGCAGACTTAGAATTACGTGCTAATGGCACTGGTAATATACTAGTACCAAATAACAATGTACAAATAGATAATAATCTAACTGTTAATGGATTAACAACACTGGCTAATACTAATATTACCGGAACAGTTACATTAGTAGGCAATTTAAATCAAACCGGTGATACTGATATCACCGGAGATTTAACTATTACACAAACACTAACAGTTGATTCAGCAGTACAATTTGAAGAAATATTAGTTGAAGATAACTTTATTACTACAACAACATCAAATGCAGATTTAGAACTACGTGCAAATGGCTCAGGACAAATTGTTATTCCTAGCAATGATGTTGTAATTACTAACGACTTAACTATTAATGGAACATTAACTGTTGCTAATATTAGTGTTAGCGGAACAGTGCAAGCTGATACATTCTCAACTGGTAACATCTTAATTGATGACAACTATATTACTACAACTCTAAGCAATAGTAATTTAGAATTACGTGCAAACGGAACTGGTAATATAGTATTTGAAGATTTTAGTTTTAGCAGTAACGTTATTAGTACAACTGGAGATTTAATATTACAACCTAGTACAGAATATGTGCAGATTAATTCTACCGGAGCATTAAAACTTCCTGTAGGAACTACTGCTCAACGTCCTAGCAGTGTACCTGGCCAAATTAGATACAATACTGATCTAACTAGATTTGAAGGTCATAACGGAGTTAACTGGATCGGTCTTAAAGGTGTTGAAGATTTAGACGGCAACACACGAGTTACTGCTGAATTAACTGAAGGTGCTAATGATAATATTATTAGATTTGATGTTGCAGGAAGCACAATTGTAGATATTAATAGTACTAGACTTAACGCACCACGCATAACTGTAGACGACATCCAGATAGACGGAAATGTGATAAGTACTATTACAACAGATACAAACTTAAAATTTACAGCAAATGGTACCGGCTCAGTTGTTTTTGAAAACTTTGCAATCAAAGGAAACACAATAACAAACACTGTAGCAAACAGTGTTACACTTTTTGATTATACAGGTGAAGGTTATGTAAAGTTTAATGGCACATACGGTATGGTATTGCCAGTAGGTACATCATCAAACAGACCAAATCCTGCATATACGGAAACTGGTATGATGCGATTTAATACTGCTGATGCTAGAGTTGAAGTATTTGACGGAGTAGCATGGGTTAGTGTAGCAGGGTCGAGTGGTTCGATTACAGCAACAGATGCACAGTATTTGGCAATTGAAACAGTATTGTATTTAGGATAACAAGATGGCAACATTATTTAAAAATAAAGTAGTAAACAGCGTAGGGGCAGTACCAGTTGATGTATACGAAACTGATGCAAGTACACGAGCAACTGTCATTGGAATGAGTTTAACAAATCTAACACAGAGTTTTGTGTATGTAGATGTGTTAATACAAGATGATACTAGCGTTACTGGTTATTACTTAAAACAAGCATTGCTACCAGCTAACACAAGTTTACGGGTCGTAGCAACAGGTGAAAAATTAATTATAGCACCGAGTAATAAACTACAGGTGAAATCAAGTATTAACGACAGTGTTGATATTGTCTTAAGTTTTGTGGAGATTGTATAATGAGTCATTATATAGGTAATAATCCAGAATCAATTATTGAAGGATTTATCAAACAATATTTTTACGGTATGCGTAGAAATGAAGATGGAGAACTTTTCTTAATAAGACAAGATCAACTAAGTGGCCAAGGTACTGTAACTATTAATGATATTGGTATTGGTGAGAACAACTATCCTGACTTTGAAGAAGGCATTGACTTTCTTGAAGGTATAGATGCTAACCACAATATTGTTTATAAAAATTTAAGATACCAACAAATGAAATGGGACGGAAGATTGTTAACATATTATATTGATCCTACAGACGGGCAATTTATTATAAGAATTTCAGAAGATTACATATATCCTGATAATATTTCAGGACCAGGATACTAAGGAATAAAAAATGGCTGAGTTTAAACTAGAACGATTTAAGTACAACTGGAGAGGCGCTTGGACTACAAGTGCAGCTTATAAAAGAGATGATGTAGTAAGAGTTAATGGTAAAAGTTATGTTTGTATAATTACTCACGTAGCAAGTGCTACTTTTGCAGCAGACTTAACTGCTATACTTCCAGGTTCAGTACCTCCGCAACCGCAACCTAAATGGGTAGTAATGACAAACGGTCAAAGTTTTCAAGGTGATTGGACTACTGCTGTTGCTTATAATTTAGGTGACATTATTAACTATAACGGCTCTCTTTGGAATTGTATAGATTCGCATACTTCAGATAACTTTGCTACACAGTTTGATAAATGGGAATTATTTGCACAATCACAAGGATTTGTTAGCGAATGGGCTAGTGCTACTACATATGCCCCTGGAGCAATTGTAAAATATAATGGCATAGCATATAAATGCGTAAGTGCCCACATATCAGAAGCTACATTAGAAGCAGCACTAGGCGGGGACGATAGTTCAGGATCTTGGGTAGTATTTCATGAAGGCCAAGAGGTGCGTGATAGTTTTTCTTCAGGTGTTGAATATAGATTAAATGACCTAGTAAAAGATGGCGGTAGTATATATCGCTGTACGGAAACACATACCTCTGGTCAAAAAATAGATATTACTAAATTTGTTATAGAAGTTTTCGGAACACAGTATGAAGGCACTTGGAATGCCGCAATTAATTATAATATTGGTGACGTTGTTCGGCATCTTGGATTTATGTATTATGCTATTAATGATAATAATAGTTCAGTACCATACAGCGATAATCAGTCTGAAAACTGGATATTACTATCTAGAAATTATAGTTTTGTTGGTACTTGGTCTCCTTCTACTGTAACAGTAAATAGCACAACTGGGTTATTAAAAGGTATGGTAGTTAGTATACCTACTGGTGTTGGACAATTTGCCGAAAATACAAAAATTACTTCTATAATAAATAGTTCACAATTTACAATATCAAAAAAACCAATAATTGCACTAGGCGGAGCAAGTGTTACCGGTACAATTAATAATCAATCAGTAACAGCAACGGTTGCAACTAGTAATGCAACTGCATATAGAACAGGTGACATTGTTCTTAGAGGTGGATATCTATATCTAGCACTAAGAGACATTTCAGGCAGTTTTGATGATGGCAGTACTTTAGACTACATTGACCCTACAATATGGGAATTGGTTGTTCCGGGTAAAAGTTTTAAAGGAACTTGGAATGCGAATAATTTATATAGTATAGGCAGTGTTGTTGTTTTTAAAGGATCAGCACATACTTGTAATTTTGAACACGAATCATCGTTTGTAAACTTTCCAGGTGATAACGGCAGCGGTATCACTTATTGGGACATACTAATTGAAGCAGGACAACCTGCAGCATTAGAGCAAAAAGGCGATATATTAACGTTTGGTCCTGATAGACGCCTCGATAACGACGGAAGCACAGTATTTGATGATAGTAGTTTAGGTGACACTAGATTACCCGTCGGATTAACAGATCAAATATTATCTGTATCACCTGGCTTAGAAACGTATTGGAGAGACATAGCTGAAGATGCCGACGTAGTGTTTGTTACATCAAATGGTATAGATGGCGAAAATACAGGAACATACGAATCACCTTTTAAAACTATTAGGTATGCTGCTGAATATGTTGAAGATACATATGCTGCATTAACCCCAGTGCTAATTAAAGTTAGCACAGGCAAATATAATGAAATTGGACCTATAATTGTACCAGCAGGATGTGCAATAAACGGCGACGAATTACGTTCGACAACTGTACTTGCTTCTCCTGCTATAACAGATTATCAAAACGATTATGCTTATGTTGTTGACTACCTAACTCATTTTACGTCTATTGTACAAGATATAATATTAGGAAACGCTATATCCCCTCAAACAGGAAATACAGAAACTCAAATAATATCTCAAGATCTTATAGTAATAGACGAACTAACAGGAGATCAGAGAATTGAACCTTCAACGTATCCTGTTTCAAATCTTGATGCTGCTGAGCAGATTGCTAATTTAGTTACTGATTTTAAGAATTTTATTGGATTTAATATACTGTCAGGCTCCAATAATCCTACAGTATCAGGCTCAAATATAGTAAATGCCAATCAGACCATTACCAATGCAGGCCTAGGACTTAAATTAAATCGTAAATTTTTACAACAAGAACTTCTATCGTATTTAGAAAATCAATACCCTGCTATCACTTTTGGCCAAATAAGAGTTACTAATGATGTTCGGAGTTTGTTAAGGGGTATTATTAGAGATGTAACGTATTCGGGTAATTATGGCACATTGGTTGCTGCTAAAAGATATGCAAATGCAGTTAACGGAAGTCAAACAACAAACTTATTTTTAATGAGAGATACTACAGGCCTAAGAGATATGACCACAGGTGGTCTAAAAGGTGTTCTTAATCCTCCAGGTGTATTTGAGTTGTATCAAAAACCTACAGGGGGGTCTCTTGTAAGTCTTGACCCAGGTTGGGGACCAACAGACGAACGTACTTGGATTAAAAGTAGATCACCATATATACAAGGCGTAACTAATACAGGTACAGGATGCACTGGTATGAAAGTTGACGGTGCACTTCACGCCGGCGGCAATAAGTCTATGACAGCCAATGACTTCACTCAAGTGTTGAGTGATGGTATCGGAGCCTGGGTCACAAATAATGCAAGAGCAGAACTAGTTAGTGTGTTTACATATTATTGTCAAATTGGTTATTTTGCTGAAGACGGCGGCATAATACGTGCAGCCAACGGTAACAACAGTTATGGAAAATATGGATCAATTGCAGACGGAATTGACGATACAGAAGTGCCACAGGTTGTTGCAGCATTTAATAGAAATAACCAAGCTACCGTAGCAGAAGCATTTGCTGGCGGAGAAGCAGACGAATTACTGGTATTTGAATATTCAACTACAGGACAAGAATATACAACAGCAACAGCAACAGTTACAGGTGCTGGTGCTAATGCTAATGTAGAATATACAGATTTTAGAGACGGCGGAGTATTTGAAGGAAGATTAATTACTAGTGATGGGTCTAGTGCAGCCGGCGGCACAGGATATTTAAGAATACAGGGCAATGCACAAGAAATTGCAGATGCATCAGTTACAATTAAACTTTCTGCAAATGATGTAACGCAATTTGAGTCAGAAATACTTGGATTAAGAATAATAGTTACAGACGGATTAGGTGTAGGACAGTATGGATACATAGACGGATTTACTTTTGCATCAAAGGAAGTTACAGTTAGAAAAGATAGTGACGACACTGCCGGGTGGGACCACTTAATTCCAGGAACACCGTTAGTAGCAACGTTTGACTTAACTACACGCTATAGAATAGAACCAAGAGTAACTGTTCCGGCACCACCTTATCTTGCTACAAGTAGTAGCTTATTTACAAATAGATCTTATGTTGATATGGCCTTTGGTAATATTACTGATTCATATACTGGTGTAACAGGGGGTGGAAACGTAATTTGGAGAGATGATGATCAACTTAGAGTTACTGTTAATTCAGTTATTAGTGATATAGCAATTCAGTTTAATGCGGATTTTTCTGCAAATCCAAATGTACCGTTCAATATAAAAGGTAGAACATCAGGAGCAACAGCAACAGTTACAGCAATCAGTGCAAATACTGATACGTTAATTGAAGTTGACGTAGAATCTGGAGGGAACGGCTTCCAAGTAGATGAAGAAATTGATTTAGTTCTTACATCTGGTACAGGAGACACGTTTGATGGCGCAGCTATAAACGCAGTGTTTAGTGTAGTTAGAACCGGAACTACTTATAGTGTATCTACAACAAATAGTGGTGCAGGATATACAGCTGGTGATAAGATTACTATACTAGGAACTGCACTGGGCGGAATAACCCCAGCAAATGATCTAACAATTACTGTAGGTACAGTTTCAGACGATAGTACAAGTAGTATATTATCATTAACGAGTAGCGGAATTGGCAGAGTAGGAAGATTTGTTTCTTTAACCAATGCTGAAAAAGCAAGATGGAGCAATAACGGATCAGAATGGACAGAAGTTGCACTTCCGTTTGTTGGTACAATGACAAGTTTAACAGCAGGAAATAACAGATTTATAGCAACTGCTAGTGGAGAATCTAAAGTAGCATCTAGTTTGAATGGTATTACTTGGAGCGAAGTTGCACTACCTTTAACAGCAGCGTGGGCAGATAGTGTACACGGTAATGGTAAATTTGTATTAGTTGCAACAGACACAAATACAGTTGCAAGCAGCACGGACGGAGTAACTTGGGTCACTGGAAATATTCCAGACGACGTTCCAGGAGGAGCCACTAGTACAATTAGTACGTGGACAAGTGTAACCTACGGTAAAGGTAAGTATGTTGCAATATCATCAAGTGACGGTGCAACTGCATCAAGTATCAACGGTACTACCTGGACTAGACACGATGAGGCAATAAGTTTCCTTCCAGCTTATATTGCTTACGGTAACAATAGATTTGTTGCAGTAGCAGCAGTAGATGGCGAATCGGCTTATAGCTTTGATGGTATAACTTGGTATACAAATAGTGATACTCTAAGTGATATATCAAGTGTATCATTTGGACCAAAAAATGTTAAATATGCCAATGGAGTGTTTTTTGTAGTAGGCACAGTTTCGGGAGCTGCAACAACTGTAGCGTTTACTAGTGAAGATGGAGTTGCTTGGACTCAAAGGGCGTTACCGGCAGACGGCTTGTGGAGTGCATTAACATTCGGAAATACAAAATGGTTTATTAAAGCAAGTGCTGCAAGCACAAATGCAGTTGCAGCAGTATCAGTAGGTGCAAAGGCACTACTAAGAGCAGAAGTTAGTGTAGGTAGTATTAGTGAACTTAGAGTAATTAATCCAGGTAGTGGCTATTCTAGAGATACAGTTCCTTTAATAACTATTACAGATCCTAACCTTATAACTGAAGTAGCTACTGAATGTAGAATAGGAAATAAAGTTCTTTCGCAGCCAGACTTTATTAATAGAGGTGCAGGCTACAGACGTACTACTAGCACAATTACAATTATCGGCGATGGCTTTGCTGATATTATTCCTGTAGGAAATAAACTTACTATATCCGGTGTAACTACTATTCCTGGACCAGGAGTGCAAATTAAGATTGCAGGAGTATTTGATCCTACTGCATTAGAGCCTGATATACTTGCAGTATTTGTTGGAGTAACTGTAAAAGATCTAGGCGATGACGGCACAGGCAACGAAACAAAATTGATAGAATTTCAAATATCTCCAAGAATAGATGTAGAAGATGTAGTACTTCACGGAACACAAATAACATTACAAGAACGATATAGCCAATGTAGAATTAGTGGACACGATTTCTTAGACATTGGCACTGGTAACTTTACACAAACTAATTATCCGGCAGTTTATGCTGGCGGCGCATTCTTTAGTGCTGCTCCTGAAAACGAAGTTTATGAAAATAACAGTGGCAGAGTGTATTATGTAAGTACAGACCAAGATGGTAACTTTAGAACTGGTGAGTTGTTTAGTGTGCAACAAGCGACTGGTATTGTTACTATTAGTGCTGAATTCTTTGACTTAGATGGCCTAAGCGAACTAGCACTAGGCGGAGTTAGACTAGGCGGATCAGGAACAGTTGTTAGTGAATTTTCAACAGATGGAACATTTAGTGCAGATTCAAATAATGTTATTCCGACGCAGCGAGCTATTGCCACATTTCTACAAAATAGACTGTCAGTTGGCGGCTCGGAATTAGAAGTTAACAAATTGCAAGCCGGTAGAGTATTATTAGGCGGAACACCTGAAAATGAAATTAATACAATTACCGGTCAATATTTAATAATACCATCAGATGTAGTATTTGATGGTACTTTTACAAGTGACGACGGCGAAGGTACTGTAACAACTAATCAAACAGGAATATCTGGTACTATTGTAAGTCAAATAATGATGTTAAGAACATTAGACGATTCAATGCAATAAAAAACAAAGAAATCATAATATGATAAATATACATAACGTGCAAGTAGGAACATAAAATGGCAGAATTTAAATTAGGTAGAATTAGATTTGTATGGAAAGGTAACTGGACTACAGAAACCGTCTATTACCAAGACGATGTAGTTGCTTTCGGCGGCAAAACATATATTTGTGTAACAGGCCATGCCGGTAATGCAGATTTCTTTACAGATTTAGACATTGTTCCGAGTAAATGGAATTTAGTAAGTGAAGGACAAACGTGGAAGGGAGCGTGGTCAGTATCTACTGATTACGTATATGGAGACATAGTTAGTTATGGTGCTAGAGTATACATTGCTAATACTATTCATACTAGTGCTGCTACTGCGATAAACGCCACTGACGGGTTGGAAGTTGACTTAGCTAAGTGGGATTCATTTGCTGAAGGATTAGAATGGCGAGGTGACTGGGCCGTTAGTACTCGTTATCGTATAAATGATTTTATAAAGTATGGTGGTGCATCTTATGTATGTAACACATTACACGTATCTACCTCGTCTCTGTCAGACGGTTTAGAAAGTGATATTGCAAACTGGGATTTATTAAACCAAGGAATTGAATATAAAAGTACTTGGACAGCGAATACAAGGTATAAAGTAAACGACTTAGTACGATATGGATCAGGTGTTTCAATTTGCGTAACTGCACACACTTCTGGATCAACCTTTGCTGATAACTCTGTTAATTGGACTAAATTTGTTGAAGGGTTCCAGTATGAAAATGATTGGGGACCAATTACACCGTATCAATCAGGTGATGTTGTTCGATTTGGTGGTAATCAATATATTTCAAAGACATCTAATACAAACAGTCCGCCTACAAGTAACATTGCAGACTGGGATTTATTTACAGAAGGTTTCCGCTTTATTGGAGACTGGAACGAAGACAGTGCTAATCAGCATTACAAGATAGGTGAAGTAGTACGTCAAGGCGGCTTTACTTATGTATGTGTGTTAGATCACGAAACAGGACAACAACCACCAAATACTACATACTGGAAACGCTTGAATGAAGGTTTCCGTTGGAGAGGTGAATGGCTTGACGATCAAGAATACTTCGAAGGTGATGTAACTAGATATAGTAGCAACTCTTATGTATGTCTTAAATATCACATCTCAGAAGGTGATGATTATTCTACAGAGACTTTAGTAGGGGCCGGAGGCGGAGCAGAAGGCAGTCGTCCAGACTTAGCAGACAGCGGCCAATACTGGGCAGTTATTGCAATTGGTGTAGAACAAAGTGTGCTTACTACAGCAGGCGACTTAGTTTACTTTAGCGGAAGTGCTCCTACAAGATTGCCAATTGGTCTAGAAGGCCAAGTACTAAAAGTTAGCTCTACCGGAATCCCGGATTGGGAGTTTTTACAAAGTGTAGAAGATGTTTATTTTGTTTCAGAACACGGTACTGATTTACCGTATCCAACACGTGGCGGCACATTAGATCGTCCATTTAAATCAATACGTTACGCATGTGAACAAATTGAAAAAGGCGCAAAAAATCCTAATGCACAACACTTATTAGAAATGAATAGAGTGTTTATTCAAGAAGAAGTTGGATCTTGGATCAATTATCAAATTGCTAATGCAGGCGGTTCGGGCATTTGGAACGCATTTACATACGGTGAAGACAAATGTAAACGTGATGTTGGATATATTGTTGATAGACTAAAATGGGATATTGGACACGGCGGAAACTTAAAAACAAGAGCAGCAGCACTTTCGTTTGTTAACGGATTTAGTGCGCTTGGTGAACTTTCAGATTCATCAGAAGACAAAGTTTACGGCGGAGCAGGACTAGCAGGCGAAGCGGCACAATCAGTTGCAGCTTATGCTCATATGTTAACAGTTATTGATGCAGTTCTTAATAATACAGCACCGGCTACACTTTACCAAAATGTAAGTGATGATAGTACAGCAATTGTTGATCAATTTACTAGTGCAACTCTTGTATCAGAAACAGGTGTTTCTGCTAAAATTACAAGTTTAGTTGGTATAATTACAACAACAATTACAGCTGGAAATACTAGCGTAATTCCTGCTCGTGATGTTCCTCAAACACTAGTTAAAGTATCTACAGGTGAACACTACGAAGTTCTACCTATCAGAGTACCAGCATACTGTGCTATACTTGGCGACGAACTGCGTTCAACAAAAATTATTGCACAAGGAGCAACAACCCCGACAACTGATACACCAAACACAGTAGCAACATTTGATAGAATTGCTGAAGTTGTAAAGTCAATTGTTACAGGATCAACGGTTACAGCATCTACAAATAATGTTGAGCCACAAGATCAAAACTGGCCATATGCAGTAGCTACTCAAGCAGACACTGTAGAAAGTCTAGTAGATACAATAAAGTATCAAATTGACTATGGTTTACATACTATGAGTGCAGGGTATTACACTGATCCTATAGGCTTTACTTCAGCATTAGAAAATGCTAGAATCAACCTTTTAGCTAATATACCGTTTTTACAAGCAGAAGTAATTGCATATTTAGATACTGAATATCCAACACTGAAATACGGTAAAACCGACAGTCGTCGAGACACTCGATTTATTATTGATTCTTTAATTTACGATTTAACATATGGCGGCAACTCAATGGCTGTAATAACCGGACTAGCATATTGGGACGGCGATGACGAAACTTTTGATCAATTACCGGCATCTATTAAAACACAAACTATCGCAGCAATTAACTATTTAAAAACTACGGCACAAAGCGTTGCTGGAAACGTAATTATTGCAAGCCCAAAACAAACTGCGGTATTACAAAATTCAGTAAGTTTATCAGCAGGTAGTATTACTGAAATTGCAAACAATATTGAAGATATTATTGATATTATTAACAATGGACCAGATGCTGTAGGCGACTCGACTACATTAGTTAATCCGACACTAGCAGACGGTGTTAACTCAACAACAGCACTGATTGCTGCTAAATCTGCTCTAGATGCAGCAACAGCTGGAATTAAAACTGACACAACTAGCTGGATTACAGCGAACTATCCTACACTAGTATATAACAGCACTAAGTGTGAAAGAGATGTTGGTAAGATATTAGAAGCAGTAGGATTTGACTTTGCTATAAACAGTAACTACAGAACACTCAAAGCAGCACATGCATACTTACGTAAAACTGCTGTCGAAGTGTACACTGGTGGACAGAAAGCACAAACTAGAGCAGCAATTCAATATGCTCTACTAGATCTAACTGATGGTGCTATTGCTAATGTTGCAAGCGATGCAACTGCAATTGCAAGAATTACCGCAAGTGCAAGAATTATCGATGCTGTACTATTTGGTGCAACTAATGAAGGAAGTGTTTGCGTAACTGATGATCAAAATGCATACTATGCAATGCTACAATTAGAACGCAACAGAGAGTTTATTGCAGCTGAAGTAACTGCTTGGATCAATGTTCAAATTGCTGCTGCAGGCACAGGCGATATTTGGGAAAATTATACATACGATAGTGCATTGTGTTTACGTGACGTAGGCTACTATATTGATGCATTAAAATATGACCTAATGTGGCCAGGCAACTATGCTTCAAAGTATGTTGCACGTTTCTATAACAACAGTGTAACAGGGTCTCAAGAAGAAGATATGTTCTACTTAAGAGATGCTACAGGCGTAAGAAACTCAACACTACTAGGCCTAAGCGGCGACCTACTTCCAGAAAATGCATATGGTTATAGCAAAGTTAGTGCTGGAGCATATTGTTCATTAGATCCAGGCTGGGGACCAGACGATTTCCGCACTTGGATTATAACACGTTCACCTTACATTCAAGGTAATACTTGTTTTGGTACAGCAGCAACTGGACAAAAAATTGACGGTGCATTACACAATGGCGGTAATGACTCTATGGTGTCAAATGACTTTACACAAGTTATTAGTGACGGTATTGGTGCACACATTCTTAACAACGGTAGAGCAGAACTTGTAAGTGTGTTTACATACTACTCACACGTTGGCTACTTAGCTGAAACGGGTGGTAGAATACGCGCCACAAATGGTAATAATTCATATGGTGATTTTGGCTCAATTGCTACTAGCGTTGACCCAGATGAAACACCTGTAATAGCAGTAGTTGATAATCGTACACAGTATAATGCAACGATTGGACAACTTAATACAGATAATGTTCAACTATTAAATGTTGAATTTAATCACGCAGGTAATGACTACACAGAGGCACAGTTTAATATATTTGGCCCTGGCGACAACGAAGTAGTAGTAGCAGATGAATTCCGTGATGGTGGATTTAATTATGCTTACATAAATCAAAATGTAGATCCAGATGTTCCACTAGGCGGTAGTGGATATGTATTAGCAAGTAACGTTGCACAAAGTGGTAGTCTAACAGGATTATTCCTTAGTGCTACAGATGGCGCACTAAGCTCTGCATATATTGGTATGAAAGTTTATATTATTGGTGCAGCAGGCATTGGACAATATGCTATCATTGCAACTTACAACGCAGGTACAAAAGAAGCTACAATTACTAGAGAAAGTGACGGAGTTGCAGGTTGGGATCATGTTGTTCCTGGAACAACTATTGTTGCTCCTAATAGTTCATCAACTTATCAGATTGAACCAAGAGTTGCAATTACTGCTCCTACAAACGCAAACGCAGCACACACCTTGTCAACATCTACTACTTGGTATGATGTAGAATATGTTAGAACATCAGCTCAATATACAGGAGTTAGTCAAACTGGCGGTACTGGAACAGGAGCAACCTTTGATATCACACGCAACGGCGGGAAATATTATTTAACTACTAATACAGTAGGCACCGATTATACACGCTTAGATCAGCTTACAATACTAGGCTCAGCATTAGGTGGTGTAACTACAGCTAATGACATTACTATAACTGTAACCTCCGTAAACAGCGTTACAGGTGCCATTGTAGACTTTGACTTTACAGGATTAGCACAACGGGGTAAATTCCTTGCAGTTGGTGCAGGCACCAACGGTGCAGTAAGCATAGACGGCAACACCTGGACAGCAGAAGTTCTTCCTGCACTTGGTTCAGGAAACTGGTCAAGTATTGCAGATGGACTACAAGATGATGGATCGAGTACATTCCATCCTAGCATAGCAATGGTAGTTGCAGATGGTGATTCAACAGTTGCATATAGTTCAGATACGGATACTTGGCAAACTACTACACTTCCTGGAGCATTTAATGCGACAGGTGAAAATACTGTAGCATTTGGACAAATTACAAGCGCAATTGCAAGATTTGTTGTTATTAGTGATTCAGATCAAGATGTTGTATATTCAGACAATGGCGGTACAACTTGGAGCGTAGCAGCTACAGCACTTCCTGCAACTGGATTTGGAGAGATGGTATACGGTGCAGGCAAATTTGTTACTATTAACAGCGGCACTACAAGCGTAGCATATTCAGCAGACGGTGTTAGTTGGACAGCAGCAACAGCACCGGCAAGTTTTGCAGCAGTAACAGACATTGTATGGGGTAACGGTAAATTTGTAGCACTAGGTGGTACAAGTGGTATTATGTATTCTTTAGATGGTGTTACTTGGGTTGATAATGCACTTACACTTCCGCTAACTGCTACAGAACGTAAATTATCATACGGTCAAGGTACATTTGTTATTACAAGTGATGATACAGATCAAGTTCAATACAGTCACGATGGACTATACTGGCAAGCATACACCCTAGTAACTACTATAGCCGGCGGTTACAATGCAATAGCATTTGGCAATCCTGCTAATGAAGGTAAGTTTGTAATACTACCAAATGCAGCAGGCACCGTCGGTAATACTGCTAAAATTAATACCCCTGCAAAAGGTAGAGCAAGTGTAGCTAATGAACAAGTGTTTGCTATTAGAATTACAGAGCCGGGTAGTGGTTATACAAGTGCACCGACTATTGCAATAACGGATCCTAACAACATTTATGATGTTAATTTAGTACCGCAAATTGGTAATGGAGTATTAGGACAGCCAACATTTGTTAACAGGGGTACTGGTTTTACAAGTTCAACAGCAGAAGTTGATGCAACAAACTCAAATGGTAATGCAGACTTCCCGCAAGCAGGAAACTTTATTGCTGTGCGAAGATTAACACAACGCCCAGTAGTTGGTTCAAACGTTGAATTTGCAAGTTTACCAGAAGAGTTCTACAAATTAGTTAATGTAGTAAGTTTCTTAGGTGCAAATGACGGTAGTTATACTGCATTCTTACAAATATCACCAAGTATAGCAGTAGATGATAGTTTATCAGATGGTGATGCAGTAGAGCTGCGTATTAGATTCAGTCAAGTACGACTAACAGGACACGATTTCTTAGATATCGGTACTGGAGGATTTGTAGATACAAATTATCCAGGAACACCACTCAATCAACCAAGCCAAGTTAAAGAAACTAGTGACTTTAACGGAGGACGAGTATTCTATACTGCTACTGACCAAGACGGTAACTTTAGAGTAGGTGACTTGTTTACAATTGAACAAAGTACTGGTGTTGCAACATTAAATGCTGATGCGTTTAACATTGCGGGCTTGCAAGAATTAAGTCTAGGTGAAGTTACACTAGGTGGTAACTCGGCAAGCATTACTGAATTCAGTACAGATCCATTCTTTACTGCTAATAGTGATAGTGTAGTGCCAACTCAACGTGCTATTAAAGCATACATCGAAGCACAAATTGGTGGTGGTGGTGCTACACTGAATGTAAATAGTGTAACAGCAGGTGATATATTTGTCGGCGGCAATACTATTACAACACTAAGCGGAAACGCGATAAATATAAATGCAAATGTAGTGTTTAGCGGAACAGTATTAGGATTACCGTTAGCATACAACTACTTCTTAAGATAAATTAAATTGGAGATTTAAAAATGGCAAACGGAATATTAGGTTCAGCAGATTTAGTTGCTGTAACATACACAGGAATTTACAATGTACCAGTAGACACATTTAGTGTAGCTACAGTAAGTATCTGCAATAAAAACACAACTAGCATCACAGTTAGATTAGCTATTGCAAAAACAGACGCAACGGGCAATACTTTACCAGCAGCAGATGACTATTTGGAATATGAAACAGAAATACTATCAAACGGTGTACTAGAAAGATCTGGTCTTGTTATTGATGCTAGTAGACAGATATATGTACGTTCATCAGCAGCTAATACAGCAGTTATGGTATATGGCATAGAAACCGCAACAGCGTAAGGAATATAAAATGGCTAGAAAAATTACATCAGGAATTGTAGGTAGACAGACTTTAGGAAATCTTACTACGTCAACTAATACTGTTTCGTCACTTGAAGCAGATACAAATATTATATTTGAACCAAACGGAACTGGTATTGTAGATGTAAAATCAGATATACAATTAGGTCTTGGATCTACACTTAGACTATCAGATGATACAGATGCTGGATTTATTGGATTTACAGCACCAACTACTGTTTCTAGCAGTGTAACATATGTTATGCCGGCAACAGGACAGTCGGCAAACTACGTATTAAAAACAGACGGCTCTAATAATTTAAGTTGGGGTGTAGCTGGATTGAATGTTACTAATAGAAGTGCAGCTGATAATACTACATATTATGTAGCATTTACTGATCAAACTACTGGTTTAGAAGATACGCTTAGTACTGCTAATGATAGAATGACATTCGTTCCAAACCCAGGAAGACTAACAGTTAGCTATATTAACAGTGGAAACGTTACGTTTACAGGTGGATCTATTAATGGAACCACACTAGGAGCAACTACTCGTTCAACAGGAGCATTTTCAACTATGACTGCTACATCGATTGTTGAGGACTCGAGTATCGTTTATAAAGAAAATGTAAATCCAATTACTGATGCTCTTGAGTCAATATTACAATTGTCAGGAGTTACTTATGATCGTAAAGACGGTAGTACTCAAAATGAAGCAGGATTAATTGCTGAAGACGTTAATAAAATTTTACCAAATTTAGTAGCTAAAAATTCAGATGGAAACCCAGATGGTATTAATTATACTAAACTTAGTGCATATTTAATCGAAGCAGTAAAAACATTAAAATTAGAAATTGAGCAACTAAAAAGGTAATAATTAATGGCACAACTACAAGATACTACGTTTGCAAATTTAGTACTTCCAGAAGGTACTACAGCACAGCGGCCGGGAAGTCCTGTAGCCGGAATGACTCGTTATAATACCTCACTTAATCTAATTGAATTTTATGACAATGGATGGAGACCTGTTACCGGTATTAGTAAGGGAACGCTTGGATCAGGCGGCCAGTCTATACGATATGCAGGAAATAGTAGCAGTAGCCAATCTGGTAGTATAGCACATTTATTTACAACAGTTGGAAATCATACATTTACACCTACCTTTACTGGCACTGTAGAAGTGCTAATAGTTGCTGGTGGTGGATCAGGTGGCAGTCACTGGGGCGGCGGCGGCGGTGGCGGCGGCGTTATACATTCGAGAAGTTATCCAGTTACTAATGGTTCAGGAATTAACGTTACTGTTGGCAACGGAGCTGCTAGACCAACTTACCCTGCAAAAGGCAATGCAGGCGGCAATAGTGTATTTGGTGGAACTACTGCTAATGCTGGCGGCGGCGGTGGCAGCTGGGACGGATCGGGAGCAGATGCCGGCGGCTCAGGCGGCGGCGGACCAAATGGCAGTGGCAGAGGTTCAAGAGAAAGATATTTAGGTGGATACGGAATAACAGGACAAGGCTTTCCTGGAGGCAGCGGAGTAAGATTTAATGCACAAACTGATAATACTCACTCGAGTGGAGCAGGTGGTGGAGCAGGTGGTCCAGGAATGTCGGGACCTGATAATGCATATCACGGACAAGTAAGCGACGGTGGACCAGGACGAGCGTCTGATATTATGGGAGAATCGTTATATTGGGGCGGTGGCGGATCAGGCACTGCACACCTAGGTAATGGTAGACGAGGCCCGTCAGGCGGCATTGGTGGTGGTGGCGGTAGTAATTTCTTACACGGCGGACCAAGACATCCAACTGCACAGCACTACGGAATAGGTGGCGGAAAAGCACTTAACAACGGTCAAAATGGAATAAGTATTCAACACTCAGGAGATGGTGGCACAAATACAGGTGGCGGGGGTGGTGGCACCAATTATCAATATGCCGGCGTTGGTGCAGCAGGCGGTTCAGGCATAGTGATAGTAAGGTACTAAAATGGCAAATATAAAAAATACATCAATGACAAGTAGTGGAGCAAACACATTACCTGTAGGAGCAACAGCAGCAAGACCTAGTGCTGTGCAAGGCAGGTTGCGTATGAATTCTACTTATAGTCCAGCAGTGTTAGAATTTTTTGACGGGTCTAATTGGCGTCCTGTAACTGGTTATAGTTCAGGAACAGTTGGCACTGGCGGCCAGGCAATTACATATAAAAACGGCGGCATATCACACGCATTTACATCAGTTGGAAGTCATACATTTACTCCGGCATTTAGTGGCACAGTACAAGTACTAGTTGTTGCAGGCGGTGGCGGAGGTGCAGGAAGTCACGGCGGAGGTGGCGGAGGTGGCGGAGTACTATATAATGATACGTATCCGGTTACAGCTGGTTCAGCTATTAGTGTAACTGTCGGTGGCGGTGCAACAGACGGCGCCTACAGTAGCTTTCCAAGTAATGGCGGTAATTCAGTATTTGGATCAACTACTAGTATTGGCGGAGGCGGTGGCGGCATTTGGAATCAAGGTACCACAGATAGTCGCAGTGGTGGATCAGGTGGCGGAGCAGGATCTAGCGGTGATGACGGATCAAGATTTAGAGTAAGCGGCGGCAACGGAACCCAAGGACAAGGATTTCCGGGTGGTGCTGGTGTAAGATTTAACACTTCGGGCGATAATGCTCACTTATCAGGTGGCGGCGGCGGGGCTGGCGGACCTGGACATTATTCAAGTGATAATAGAAATGACGGCATTAATCCAGCTGGTGGTCCAGGAGCAGCAAGTAAAGTTCTTGATGGCGAAACATTGTATTGGGGCGGCGGAGGTGGCTCAGGACCTCACTTATCACCAGGCGGTGCAGGCGTTGGAGGCATCGGCGGCGGTGGAGGCGGCGGAGCACATCACGGCAGCCCAGCTATGCCCGACAATTTTCCTAGACTATTAGGTAGAGGTGGCGGTCAAGCAATTAACACAGGACAACCAGGACAAAGTCAAACAACTGGCGGCAATGCTGGAGCAAATACCGGCGGTGGCGGCGGTGGCGGCAACAGCCCTCCAGCTTCACATCAAAACGGTGGTTCAGGCATAGTAGTAGTAAGGTATTAAGGAAAAATAAATGGCAACATTACAAGATACAAATATTAACGATACTGGGTTTATAACAATGCCAGCAGGCAATAACGCTCAACGTCCTACTGCAACTACAGGAATGCTAAGATATAATAGTCAATCAGCAGACGCTTTAGAGTTTTATGACGGAACTAATTGGAGACCTGTAACAGGTATTAGTAAAGGAGCTATCGGTACAGGTGGCCAAAGCATTACATACGGCAATGGCGGCATAATGCATATGTTCACTACAGTTGGAAGTCATACATTTACACCTACTTTTAGCGGCACAGTACAAGTACTAGTTGTTGCAGGCGGCGGCGGATCAGGATTCGACTGGGCCGGTGGTGGTGGCGGCGGCGGCATGATTTTTAATAGATCAGTATCAGTATCAGCCGGTACGGGGGTTGGAGTAACTGTTGGCGGTGGTGGTGCGAGAGGCCCAGGTTGGAGCCAAGGAGCACCTAACGGAGGCAATAGTGTATTTGGTAATATTACAGCGAACGGCGGCGGCGGCAGTGGCTGCTGGGGACATCCACCAAGTGGACGAGCTCTAGAAAGCTGGACTGGACGTGACGGAGGTTCGGGCGGTGGCGGCGGAAACACCGGAGACGGCTTAGATAGTAGACAACGAGTTAGAGAAGGTGACGGTATTACAGGACAAGGCTTCCCAGGCGGAAGTGGAGTAAGATTTAATCAGTCAAATGAAAACACACACAGTAGTGGAGGTGGCGGCGGAGCAGGTGCTCGAGGCAGAGATAGCTCAGACTATACTCAAAGCGATCAAGATTCTCAAAACGGAGGAGCCGGAGCAGCAACATCAATACTAGGACCAACACTATACTTTGGTGGTGGTGGCGGTGGTGGAGCTCACCTAGGTGCCGGACAAGTTGGCGGTGCTGGAGGCATCGGTGGTGGTGGAGGTGGCGGCATTTACCACGGTAGTTCATACAGACCTGGCGATCCATATTTTGGACGCGGTGGAGGCCAAAGTTTAAACGATGGACAGCAATCAGCAGCATACTTTAACAGAGCCGACGGCGGTGCAGGCGGTGCTAATTCAGGCGGTGCAGGTGGAGGCGGCCAGTATGGTAATGCTGGCGGTAGTGGTGTAGTAATAGTTAGATATTAATTTTTCTTAATATCACTATATGATTTATATCTTTCTTTTAACGGACGATTTAGATCAGCATTTCTTATATCGTTACATATAATTATTTCTTTCCAAGGCGTAGCAGCAGTTTGCAATTTGACATTATCATCTGCTAAAAATTTAAAATAACAAAGCGCATCTCCTTTTTTAATTGATATGCGTTCTTGTTTATTCTTAACTTCAAATACTAGTTCAACCGGCCTTACCCATTTATTAATATCATATTCACCAGGCACAGTAGTAGCCTTATTTGTAAAATCATTGTAATGTAAAAATGCCGGTAGGGTTTGTAACATTAATGATTGGCCACAAGTGAACGTATTCAAAAGGTCTAATCCTATAATAGGATATGGGCTTATTCCTCTTTCGTCTTTTTCTAAAAATCTAATGTCGACCATCAAGTTAAAAAACTCTTGATCTACATTGTCGCAATATACATTACTATAAGTTTGATTTACATCAATATCGATATTTAAGTCTATAGGACTTTTAAAAACCCAAGTATTTTGAAACGTATCAGTTACAGCCGGGCACCTCATAAAAGTTGCACCTTTTCTACTTGTAGCAATTTCCTTAGTTAGTTTAGAAAACGGATTATAATCAACAGGTAAAAACTTTTTAATATGATCAGGCAAATCAACAGTAAGTTCGTGTCCAGTAGAAAATGAATGGTTTACAATTGTCATTTTAAATTAAACTGTTCCCTAAGTCTATCAATTTCTGCACTATGAATTACTCCGTGTAAAGATTTATATTTTTCTTTTAGAATATACTCCTCAATGAGAATGAGACGAGCATCTTCTTTTGTAAAATTTGTGTTTCTTTCTGCTATTTTAAAATCCATCTGAGCTAGCCACGTTGTCCAGTTTGTACCAATAAACATACTGTTCCAATGACCATCATACGGAAGAGGTTGATCCGGATCTTTCATTCTATTAATATAATGTTCCATTCGATCTGTAATATAAAATTTTGATTTTACAAAATTCCAAAAAGGCGTGTCACGTTTGTTTTCAAAATAATGCATACTAACAAAATCTGCACAATCTTCATAGATTATAGACAGCTGTAGGTTAAAGAAATCTATATCTAATTGAGTTACATATTCTTCTCTAATAGCATTGCATAATTTTGTAATACCGGCAGTAATCATTCCAACTCCGGTACTTTCTAGTGGTTCTATAAATCCAGAACTTAACCCTATGGATACTCTATTCCCTTCCCACATATCTTTATAATAATAAGGAGACCAGTCTAGTACTTTTAACTGATCTTTAGAAATTCTATAGTCCCAGTATTTGCAAAAATATTCCTTTGCTTCTTCAACATCAGTAACATCTTTATTAAAAACTAACCCACTACCGATTCTACTAGAAACAGGAATATTCCAAATCCATCCGTGATCTACCGCTTCACTTATTACATATGGATGTAACTCTTTTTCTCTATCGTTGTAAGGGATATGTCCTGCAATAGCAGCATTGCAAAATAACTGATCAAACTCAACACGCTTTTTAGGAGTGCCTAATATGTTTTTCCATCCAGTACAATCTACAAATATATCTCCTTTAATACACATACCGTTTTCAAGATCAAGTGATGATATTATATTATCATCATCCATATTAACTTTCAAAACATCAGACTGTATAAAAGTTATTTTATTTTTTAATTTTGTATGAGCGTAATGTACTAACTTGCCACAATCTATATGAAATGCGTATGACTCTAAGTCACGCATACTAACTTTGTTTTCTAATGATAATTCATAAAAGGCACTTGCATATGTTGCAAACGGTAAGTCTTGATTTTGAGTCCATAAGTCTTGCAATCTTATTCCTGTTTGCTCGTCTATGATTGTAGGACGTTTATAAAATGGGTGCCATATGTCTTTCCCCGTCTCCTGCCAATTAGCAAACAATATTGAAGATTTATATGTAGCATCAGTATTAACCATCCATTCCTGCTTTGGAAATCCACACTCGTCTAAAAATGGGCCTAAATTTAATAACGTCCCTTCTCCTACGCCTACTGTTGAAGGAACAATTTTATCAATTAATGTTATTTTTAATTGCGGCATTTGTGCAGACAAATATGAAGCAGTTAGCCAACCAGAAGTTCCGCCCCCTACTATTACTATTGATTGTATTTTCATTTAATATCCTTTGGAGTTATTATACTGGTTTTTGAATTTTCTTTCGCTTCACGTATGCGTCTAGATTCTTTGTACCCGTTTACAAAAAACGGAAAACTATTATTGTTCATAACTCTCATTAATTCATTAGGTCCTACTACGTGTAATTTAAGTTCAACGTTGTGTTCAGTTATAGGCATCAAATGTACCATTGGTCTGCCTGCGGCAAAATCATATCTTTGACCTTTTCTAAGTAGCATATTAATATGCGATGTGTGTTGATATTTATATTCAACCATTCCGGGCGGGGTATGTTGTGTCATTATATCTCTAGGATGACTCCAAGGCAATCCTGTATATAAAAAATTAATTCCGCTTTTTTCTCGAATTCTCCAAGGACTAATAAGTTTAATATGTGTATATTGGGCAAACTCTGTTCCTAACTGATCTAAGCTGTGAAATCCTATTTCACTTGTATTGTCAGCATATTGATAACTATAATTTTGTCCGTGTGTTTGTAATACTAGGTCGCTCCACAACGGCATAACAAACCCTGTAGTATACAAGTTAGTTAACCCAACACACCCTTTCATTGTTCGTTGCTTAATAGGAACACCAGCACTACTTTCGACTTCAGTTGTACTAGGTAATTTTTTAAACCACGATGGAAAAAATTGGTTAGCTCGATCTATCGGAAATAAATCGTATGCAGTTGTATTTGCAGTAAAACAGTCTACAGTTATTGTTTTTCGTCGAGTAAAGAAATCAAACATTGAATAGATCCTATTAATAAAAATACTTATCACTATTTAACATTGCAGTACTGTGGTCTTGGTAAATATCTGTGTGATGATAATTAAAGACGATTTTTTAAAACTAGACGATTTTTTAAAACTACAGGAATTTGTATTGTCAAATGAGTTCCCTTGGTTTTATTCAGACAGGGTTTCGTTGCCGCCAGATGAATACAATATCATTGATGATGCTGCAAGAGAAACTGATGGATTTTATCATTTACTATACGCCGCTGATGATAACAGTAATCAGAGCGCATATATGAAATATTTTCAACCCTTTTTTGAAAATTTAACTCAAGAGTTTGGGTATACCAGTGACTCGTTAATACGAGCAAGATTGGGTCTAAAAATGCCCAATGTTAATCACAAAATAGAAAATTATAATTTGCCGCACATAGACTACCATTTCCCTCACGATACTATAATTTTCTATTTAAATACCAGCGATGGTAATACTAGAATGTTTGACCAGTATGGTGAGGAAAATAAAGAAACTTCAAAATTTACGGTAAAGGAAGAAATTGAACCTATACAAAATAGATTGTTATTATTTAACGGCCTTCAATATCATACTGCTAGTAATCCGATAACCTCTAGTAGACGTATAGTATTAAATTTAAATTTAAAATGCAAGTAGAAAATATATTTCCTAATCCTATACTAAAGTTTTCAATAGATTCAGAATCTATTGAACGTAGTCTTGTAATTGCAAAGGACTATGCAAAAGAAGTAAATTGGTTTGAAGCAGAACATTACGGCCAGTCGTTAACTTCTTTTTTTAGTGATGGATCTAGAAATTATTTAGGTATCAAAGACCCAAATCTAGCACACGAAATAATAAATGCTGCAAGATGTTATCTTGATAGTATAGCGTGGCACAAAGACGCAGATTTAGTAATGGAAAGTTGGTTAAATCTAAATCCTTACAGTACTTGGCACGGTGCTCACGAACATTTTGATTCTTTGATGAGCGGAGTAGTTTGGCTGCAAACAAATCAAGACAGCGGAGCACACTTTGTTTTTATAGAACCTAATAGTGTAAAAACACAAATATTTCTTCAATATAGTGACGTCAAAATTAAAGATAACGAATTTAACAGAAGTACATATACTATTAATCCTAAATCAGGTGAAGGCGTAATTTTTCCATCCTGGATGAGGCACCAAGTATTACCTAATAAATCAAAAGAACATAGATATAGTATTGCATTTAATATATGGATTGATAAAAATGGCAAAAATTGAACTATGGTTCCCTACAATAATATATTCTGAAGAAGATTTATTTTCAAACATCACCAATGAAAAATGGGCAAATTCTCTATTTGAAATAGAAAAAACTGTTAAATCTGGTGGAGAAGATTGGGAGGGGAAAACATACACTACTCATACTACATACGAGCTTGCTTCCGATAACACCTTTAATAGTTTAATTGAAACTATTACACAGCACGTAAATGGATTAGCAGCTCAATATGGATCAACCGTAAAATATAAAGTAGACGGTGCTTGGGCAAATATAGCTAGAGAAGGAAATTATCAAGAGTATCATACTCACGACGGTAGTGTGTTTAGTGCAGTTTATTATGTTAAAGTACCGGAAGGTTCTGGTAATATTATATTTGAAGATCCTAGGATGCCAGATATGCTACCTGTAAAAAATATACCTGAAAGAAATTCTTTAAGTTTTAATAAAATAGGTTACACTCCTGCAGAAGGAACACTTATAATATTTAGATCATCTCTTCGACATTGTGTACAAGAAGGAACAAACGTCGATCCAAGAATTTCAATATCGATGAATTTTGGCTATGAATAATTTATTTGATATAAATTCATTATCTGATAATGTAACTGTAAAAGTTGTAAACAATACTAAGATTTATATAAAAGATAACTTTTATAAAAATCCCCACAAAGTAGCAGATTTTATATTATCTCAACCTTGTAATAAATGGAAATCGTGGGAAAGCCCATCTTACAACGGAACACACTTTTTAGATCAACGGCACGATTTTTATGATGAGAGGATGATACTAGTTTCTGCTGAAATAGAAAAATTGTGTAATGAAAAAGTAGCACAACCTACTCAAGTAGTAACAAACTGTATGACATTTTATGATAAACTATTTAATAATTATAACGACAATTACTGGGGGCCGCACAGTGATTTAGGATATACTGCATTAATTTATTTAAATTTAGAAACCTGCGAAGGAACTAATTTTTATGAACAATTAGTTGACGATCCGTGGCCTACTCCGGAACACTATGAACCTTGGAGATTAAAAAGTAGATATAAATTAATTGACACTGTAGAGTCTAAATTTAATAGAATGGTATTATTTAATGGAGCAAAACTTCAGCACGGTATGAGTATAAATTCTGATTTATTTTTTAACAAACTTCGAATAAATCAAGCTATCTTTTTAACTCCGTAAAGCTCTTTAATATAATTTATAAATTGACTATGTGTAACTAATGGCGTTTGCTCATCATAACTCATAGATTCTGCTAACACATTAATTGCATTATTTTTAATCCAAGGATGCATCATATTAAATTCAGATTCTATAGAAGCTTGATCAAAAAGTTTAAGCCCGTTTAATACGTGTATGTGATGAGTTTGATTAAATAATGCATATTTGGTAATACCTCGAAAATCATCTTCAATTGGTAAATTATGCTTCCAGCGTTCTAATTTTTCTGCGAGACTATCTGGTATTGGCATTGATTGAATGTCTTTCCAAAAATTAGAATTATTCTTTTTAGTAAGATAATGCATTATAACAAAGTCTCGAATATTTGTCATAATGTCATTTATGTCTTTATTATAATCATTAATAGTTGTTTGATTGTAATTAGGAAGCCTATGCATTAGTAAAAATATTTGTTGTATTGAAGTTCCTATAGATGTTGCTTCTAATGGTTCTACAAAGTTTGCACTTAGGCCAACAGCACAACAGTTATTAATCCATACCTTGTCTAAACAGCCTGGAGTGAAATTAATTTTTCTAGCAACTTCGATATCTTTATTAAAAAATTTATCAATTTCGTCTTTTGCTTGATCTGCTGTTATATAATCGCTATCAAAAATATAACCGTTACCAGTTCTAGTTTGTACAGGAATACTAAACATCCAACCGTAGTCCATAGTTTGTGCTATTGTCCACAGAGGGTAATTATCTAACGATTCAGTAGGAAACATAATAGCAGACTTCATTTTTAAATACTTGTCATAAGACTTCCAAGATGCACCTAGTTTTGATATTAATATTTTTCTAAACCCAGTACAGTCTATAAAGAAGTCAGCAGTGTACGACGACTTCTCGCCAGCTAACGAAATTATATTACCATTATCGTTTATTATAGCATCTACAATTATATCATCTATTACTGTAATACCTTTGTTAATCGCAACTTTAACTAAAAAATCGTTAAGTTTATTTGTATCAAAATGATATTGATTATACGGTGCGGCTGCACTAGGATCAGTAGCTTGCCAAGTTGGTATTCTAGAATACCAAGTACGCTTTGGATTCATATTACTACAAGGTTGTTTACTAGACATAATATGACCATACACATATGGATATTGTCCGTTAGATATGTCATAGTCTGGGCTAGTACTGTGTAAATAATCTTCGCTGCCCCATCCACGAAACATAATTCCGGATTTAAATGTAGCATTACATTCTAAAATTACGTCTCTCCAAGAAACACCGATATAATTCATAAATTCAGACCAGTGTTCAGTTGATCCTTCACCGACTCCAACAATTCCTATATCTGTTGATCTAACAACTTCAATATTGATATGGGGAAACCTAGTTTTTAAAATTAGAGCAGAAACAAACCCAGCTGTTCCGCCGCCTGCAACACATATTTTATTCAATTTATTCATTTCGTTTATCTTGTGATTATAAGTATTAGTATGACATCAATTACTGAACATCAATTATTTGTATCATCTTGTTATAGTACTTATCTTGACTTGCCTATCAATGAACAGTTAACTGATATTGTAACTAGTCTTAAAGAATCTGTAGAAAGTAATCAATTTAGTAACCAAGGAGGGTGGCAATCAAAACCTTATCAGTTTTCGGATGTAGATAATATAGTTATTATGGATCTATTTGCAAAAGTAATTACACCTATGGCTCAAAAAATTATCGACAGTTGGAATTATCCTGTAGAACTATCTAGTTATAGCTACTGGTATAATGCTAATCAAAAATATAATTACAACACAAATCATTCGCATCCTGAATCATATATTAGCGGAGTGTATTATATTAAGGTTCCATCCAATAGTGGCAACATTGTTTTTAGTAGAGCAGAATCTGAAACTGAGAGAATGTACTTTCAAACAAAAGAAATAATGGATAAGTTGTTATCTGTTAATGATTCTAGAGTTAATACCGAACACTGGTTTACTCCCAAGGAAGGAATGTTATTGCTATTTCCAGGGCACCTTAAGCATACAGTTGAACAAAATTTATCAGAAGAGATAGACTCTACAAGAATTTCAATGAGTTTTAATTTTAATAATTAATGTTCTAAAAAATCAAAGTTTAATACAATACGTGAGCTGTGATTGATTGGAAAATTTCCACTATGATACCTGTGCCCATTAAAAATTAATGCTTCTCCTTTTTTAGGAGTATGTCGATATACTTCTGTAATCTTTTCATTTAACACAGGATTGTACACATCTGTTTGAGGATTAAACATTTTATCAAATAAAATAGTATCACCGTCTGCATCGTTTACATAATATATCAATGTAGTGTAGTCGCTATTGTTTGGGTAGTCTATGTGAGGGGCAGCATATTTTGTACTATTGTGTCCGGGACTTGGACTTGTATATCTTGCACGTATTCTAAAAATTTGATCTATAGTTTTGCCTGTCTTTTCACAATAAAATTCTAAAATCATTCTAAAAAAATCATAATGTGCAGATCTAATTTCGGCATCGTCTTGTATGATATGAAAAAACCCAGAATCGTCTGTTACATTAGGATCTATGTAAATATCTTTTTGATCAGCAGTGAAGTAATCTTTATGACCAATTTTATGTAATAGAAACCAAGGAAAAAAGTTTTCACCCTGCATACGATCAATTATAGCGTTTTGATAAGAAACTGGAATAATATCTTTTATCATATGAATTTCTTCCGCAACGTGTTTAATTTTGTAGGTCATTGTGTATCTCTTTCTTCTCTAAAAAATGTAATCATTTCTTCCCAAGTATAGTGATTTTGTAATTCCTCATACCACTCGGTGTGATATGCTACATAATCATTTTGCACAACATTTTTTAAATTATCTACATTCGGTATCTTTAAGTCTAACTCTTTATCAGTAACATCTTTATTAATAAGATTTATACCCTCCATAACGTAACTATACAGAGGCCATCCTGCACTACCGTAGTATGTTGGAAAGTCGTGATGTGTAGGCATTCGAGTTTTTGACATTTCAATTAAATTTGATACAAATTCTGGTTTAGGTACGTTATCCTTTATGTTACGCCAAAAAGCAGTGTCAGTTCTTCCTCCACAATAATGCATAGTAATAAAGTCTCTAAGATCATCAAACATTTTTCTAGTTCGTTGATTATAGATATTCATTGAACCTTGATTTAGTGTATCATTGATATTATCTCTAACATAATCAAATGCAAGATTTTTAATTTGCACTACTGTAGAATGAATACTAGTTGCTTCTAGCGGCTCTAAAAATGCAGATGATAGCCCTATAGTAACACAGTTATTAATCCAAGCTGATTCCTGGCGACCGGTAGTAAATTTAATTGTTTTTGCTGGCGTTATCTTTTTACCTAATTGAGCCTCTATTTCTGCTTGTGCTTCTTGTTCTGTAATATACGCATCGTCATACACATAGCCGCAACCTTTTCTATCAAGTAATGGAATTTGCCACATCCATCCTGCGTTCTGTGCCCAAGCTGTAGTGTAAGGTTCGGGAAATTCCCCGTCTTCGTATTTTAATATAAATGGCATTGCAGAGTTTACAGGTAGATGATCCATATAACTTACCCAATCATTACCGGGCATTTTTTTCATTAATAATCTTGATAGTCCTGAACAGTCAATAAACAAATCACCTTCAATTTTTTGACCGTCTTCTAAAATAATATTTTTTATGTAACTATTTTCGTCTAACTCTGCATCAACAACAAGAGCATCAATTAACGAAGCATTAGGGTTACGTAGTGTTACTTTTTGAAAATACTTGCCTACTAAATGTGCATCAACGTGCATTGCGTGGGTTATACTAGAGAAATTATTTGTAGTTTTATCAAAATTACTCATACCTTTAGCAATCCAATTTCCAATTCTCGATGTTTTAATTAAATCTTTTCGACTTAACGAACTAACACCGTTTGCAAATTGTACATCTGGAGTATGCATTTTAGTAATGCTACCGTCGATAGGACCTATATAATAGTCATCAGTATCAGACGTCCACCCTTTGAATTTAATTCCATACTTTAATGAAGCTCCAGTTTCTTTAACAAATTCATTATGATCGCATCCAAAGTCCCAAAGATGGTTCGTTAATAAATCGGTCAATAATCCAGTAGTGCTTTCTCCTACTCCTATTACGCCAATGGCTGATGATTCAACTAATGTTATTTTATGATTAGGGTGTCTTGACGACATTAATAACGCTGTCATCCATCCGGCAGTGCCGCCGCCAACAATTATAATATGCATTTATTTTTAACTCCATTAAGTACGTAGATAAATATATTTATAGTAAAGAGAGTCAGGCCAAAAAATAATGTCATTTATAGAAACTACATTTTTAAACGATTTAACAATTTGTGATAAGTTGATTGCATATTTTCTAGATAATGATAGTCGTCATTGCCGTCCTAAACATTTCTTAAACGGAAAAAGCGTAGAAGCAGCACCTGAATATAAACAATCAACTGACGTAGCTGTAGTAAACGATAATATGTTAGAGTGTCCTGCAATTGGTGACTATTTAGATGAATTAGATTTAGCTACAACCAATTATGTATCTAAATGGCCACCTTGTAACGCATATGCTCCTTGGTCAATAACAACAGCATTTAATATACAATATTATAAACCTGGAGAAGGATTTAATTCTTGGCATACAGAACGATGTAGTGCTAATAAAATAGCATCAACTAGACACTTAGTTTTTATGACATATCTCAATACAGTTAGTGACGGTGGAGGTACAGAATTCTTAAATCAAAATATTACTATTAACGCCGCAAAAGGCAAAACAGTAATATGGCCAGCAGACTGGACACATACACACAAAGGAGTAATATCTCCTACTGAAGATAAATTTATTATTACAGGTTGGTTTAACTATACCACAGAGGACTCTAAATGAAAATCGCAGTAATAGGATCAGGCACAGCCGGAATACTATCTTTAGCACATTGCTTATCATTCTTTCCAAAAGAATATAATATAACTTCTATTTACGATCCCGATATTCCAATGCTAGGAATAGGCGAAAGTACATCAACACAAATTCCGTTAACATTATTTTATGCGACTGGACTAAATCTTTTAGATATGCCAGATGAATTAGATATGACTATAAAACACGGAGTAAAATACGTAAATTGGAGGGCGGAAGACTTTTTTACAAAAATTCCACCGCCCTTTTATGCAATGCATTTTAACAACTTTTCTTTAAAAACTTTTGCATTTAAGCAGTTTAAACAAAAATGGAAAACTAGATTTAATGTTATAGAAGGCGAAATTAATAATGTTGTTGATTTTAATGACAAAGTTACTATAACAATGTCAAATAAAGATTTACATCAATATGACTATGTTATTGACTGTAGGGGATTCCCTCAAGATTCTACAGAACACATTCCGGTTACAACCATACCAGTTAACCATTGTTTAGTTAATACAATAGATGCACCGGGCGATTGGAATTACACATATCATCAAGCAACTAAAAATGGATGGATGTTTGGTATACCTCTTCAAACTAGACAAGGATGGGGATATTTGTATAACGACACTATAACAACAAAGGACGAAGCTGTTGCTGATATAGCAGATATTTTTAATACTAGTCCAGACAAGCTGACATTGCGAGAATTTTCTTTTAAAAATTACAAAGCAAAGAAATTTATTAATGGCAGAATAATAAAAAATGGTAATATGGCATTATTTTACGAACCAATTGAAGCACTAAGTGGATGGTTTTATGATAATATTTTACGAGCATTTTTTGATGTTGTAGTTACTCAAAGTATGACCGAAGATGATGCAAATAGATATTTACATAATTTAGCTGACGAATACGAAACATTTATATGCTATATGTATCACGGAGGATCTGTATTTGATTCAAAGTTTTGGAATATTACTTCTAAAAAATGCAAAGCAACATTAAATAATAGCAGTATGTTCAAACAACATATTGAAAAACTAAACACAACACAGCTATCATTTGACAACAATCCGTCTATAGTATTTCCTATAGGTGTTTGGAGAGAGTTAGATAAAAATTTAAAATATCAATATTTAAACATATAGAATAATAGAGTTATAAGTATAGTACTAGGAGAGACAACGATGGAAACTACAGATTTTACAACTAGCCCGCAGGCTAATCCAACAAGTGATATGAAACTAGCAACATTAGAAATTATGTCAATGAATAAAGCTATACTTTTTTCAAAAGAACAATGTGAAGATATTGTTAATGGGTGTATCGAAGACTTATGGTTAAACACTCGAGTTGTTGGTGATAACCAATTGCATTCTGCACGTCGACAAAAATTAAAAGGGAATCCTCAAGAGTTTCCTTTCGATCCAATCCGACACATTACTAAACAAGCTAACGATGAAATTTATGATTTTAAACTATTGGGAATTATAGATCAAGACTTTCCACAAATATATCAATATAAACAAGATGATTTCTATAAAATGCATATTGATATTAATCCTATGGCAGCAACAAGAAAACTAAGTTTTATTATTAATTTAACTAATGCAACCGAATACGAAGGCGGCGAAACAATATTCTTAAATGCTAATACAGATAATAACAATATTAATGAACAAGGCACTCTCCTCGTATTTCCTGCGTTTCTGCCTTACGAAATTAAACCAGTAACTAGCGGAGTTAAAAATATTATTATAGGACATATACACGGAGCTGTGTTTAGATGATACTAGACAATTATTACTATTACTTTCCCGGAGCATTAAGTGAAAGTATGTGTGATGCTATTATGGAGCAAGGTCTAGAAAAAATGTATCTTGCAAAACAGAAATTTGGAAAAGATTCAATTGAAGCAACTACAGGTGACTGGCGACAGAAATCAGTAACTTCTCAAACAGAAAAAGCAGTTTCTCTTGCTTCTGATACACTTGAAACTATATCTAATCAAGGATCGTCACTTGAAGATATATATGTTAGAGATTCTAATGTTTCTTGGTTAGATGATGATTGGATATATAAGGCTTTATGGCCGTTTATACACGAAGCTAATAAAAATGCAGGTTGGAATTTTGATTGGGATTTTACTGAAAATATTCAGTTTACAAAATACGGAGTTAACCAATTTTACGGTTGGCACGCTGACACTGGACCAAAACCATATGAAGAATTTGATCCTGCTGTACATAAAGTTAAATTAGATAAAGACGGTAATCCAGTAATATCTGGTGACGGAAGTTTTGTTGCTGAAGCACACGAGGCTACAACTGATCCTAAAATGATTGGCAAGATGCGAAAACTAAGTGTTACGGTTAGTTTAAGTGATCCAAAAGATTACGACGGTGGCAATTTGAATTTTGATCTCGGGCCGCACCGACCTGACAGATATCACGAATGTACAGAAATACGTCCTCGCGGGTCAATAATTGTATTTCCTTCGTATGTGTACCATCAAGTAACTCCAGTTACTAGAGGCACTCGTTACAGTTTAGTTGCCTGGAATTTAGGATATCCGTTCAAATGAATAATTCAACTCTTTTTAAAAATGATTCATATTTAGACTTAAAAGGAATAATTCCTAAAGATATGTGTAATTTAGTATCACAGTATGCATTATTACAAGAACTAGTAACTCCAAGAAAAGAAGAAGCAGAAGGTCAGGTACCGTTTGCACATTCAGGGTACGGTGACTTATTAATGGAAACATTGATGCTGTTTATGAAGCCACATATGGAAGCACATACCGGATTGGAGTTGTGCCCGACATATACTTATTTTAGAGTATATCGTCCTGGAATGATACTTGAAAGACATACAGATAGACCAAGTTGCGAGGTTAGTACTACTGTATGCTTAGGAACTAATTATACAAATGTTAATCGAGACTTTAATTGGGGAATGTACGTTGACAATACGTATAGGCACAATGCTGATGATAATGGATTTATTTCAGTTAATAATCCTGGAAAAATGATCACTCAATCACCAGGTGATATTATTGTATATCGAGGTTGTGAAATAGAACATTGGCGCGAAGAATTTGCTGCCGGTGAAGGAAGCTGGCAAGTACAAGCATTTTTTCATTATATAAATAAAGATGGACCGTATTATCCTGAATTTGCATATGATAAACGTCCCGGAATAGGCTTTCCGTTGAGACATCCTGCGGAAAAAACATAAATACAAGTAGCAATGACTTTGGAGAATTAAATGGCATTAACTATTGAATCAATTTCAACAATACAACGAGGAACCAATCTTGACGATGACATATATTGTCAAGTTAAGTTTGCTGAAGTATCGTTTCCGGTTGATGTGTATGCACACAGACTAGGGGACGAAGAATTTCAACGAACCTTATGGCAGAGATTAGAAGATGGTGAGTTTGGTGAGGTGACTTTTCCACCAACAAACTACCCACGCCATCCTAAAACTCAAACAGAACTTGCAGCAGAAGCTAGAGCTAAACGTGATAACTTGCTTGTAACAAGTGACTGGACTGAGTCAACTGAAAGATTATCTCTTAGTGTAAAAGCTAATTGGGCTACATATAGAGATAGTCTTAGAAACATTAGCGATCAAGCAGGATTTCCATATGAAATTACTTGGCCAGTTTCACCGTAATATTGCATAGAAATTAATAGAATAAAAAAGCAGTACTTAGTACTGCTTTTTTTTGGCTACAAACGTATTAAGTTCTATTATTGTAGTTTTGTGGAAGATCGTGATTAGATGGTGGAGAAGGTTTTAATTGTCCTTCTGCAGATTTATCAGGAACTTCATATATTGCACATCCTGTTGTTAGTAATAGTCCCGCAACTGATGCAGCATTAATTAATGCTGTTTTTACAACTTTTGTAGGATCGATAATCCCAGTTTCAAACATATCACCGTAAGTTGAATCTGCTGCATTATAACCTATATTATTGTCTAAACTAATAACTTTGTCAATAACAACATCTGGTTTATCTCCTGAGTTTGCTGCTATTTGTCGCAACGGCTCTGACAACGATTCAATAACAACTTTAACACCTGCATCTTGTTCAATATTGCCTGTTGTAAAATTTTCTAATACCTTGATTAATCTTAGGTATGCAACGCCGCCGCCTGCTACAACTCCTTCTTTCATCGCTGCTCTAGTTGCGTGAATTGAGTCATCAAATCTATCTCTTTTTTCATCCATCTCTATTGTTGTTGCACCGCCTACTTTGATAAGTGCAATACCACCTTGTAAATTTGATACACGCTCGGTATATTGATCTTTAGTAAAGTCTTGAGGACCAAGAGTCCAATTTTCTAGTACTTCGTTAATTTGAGAAATTCTTGCGTCAATTTTTACTTGTTCACCGCGTCCGCCAATAATAATAGTAGAATCTTTAGTAACTTCAACTTTGTTACATTGACCTAGATCTGTTAACTCTCCATTTTCGGGACGTTTTCCATTTTCATCTGAAAAAACTGTTCCCCCGGTTAGAACAGCAATATCTTCAGCTAAGTGCTTACGCTTTTCGCCCTTCCAGTCTGGTGCTCTTACTGCACAACAAGTAATATTTCCTTGGGCATTATTTACAACTAACGTAGAAAGTGCATCATTATTAATCTGCTCTGCCATAATTAAAAATGGACGTCCTGTTTCTGCTATTTTATCAATAAGAGGAACAATATCATTAACATTTAAAATTGGTCTGTCTAAGATTACAATATAAGGATTATCTAAAACAACTTTATTTTTATTAGTGTTAATAAAATACGGAGAATAAAATCCGTGATCATACGAAAATCCGTTAACAAGAATCATTTCATCTTTAACTTGAGTTCCACTTTCTACACTAACCGCACCGTTTTTACCAACAGCTTGCATTGCGTCTGCAATAATGTCACCCATTGCAATATCGCTATTTGCTGAAATAGTTGCAACTGCTCTAATAGTAGCATCGTTGTCACACGGTTTACTAATTCTATCTAACTCTTGAATTGCAATTTCAATAGCCTGGTCTATTCCGCGTTTAATATTAATACTGCTAATACCTGCAGTTTGGTACTTTGTACCTTCTCGAATCATCGATTGTGCAAGTACTGTAGCTGTTGTAGTTCCATCGCCAATGTCATCGGCTGTTTGATTAGCTGCTTGTTTTACTAACCTACAACCTATATCTTGTAATGGATCTTCTAAAAATATTTCGCGGGCAACAGTAACTCCGTCTTTTGTTACGTGCGGCGGACCGTATGTGCGTTGAATAATAACATTACTGCCCTTTGGGCCAAGTGTTATTTTAACTGCATTTGCAAGGATATTTACACCTTCGATTAGCTTTGATTTTGCTAAATTTCCAGTAACAACTACCCGTGGTTGAATTCCTGACATTTAAATCTCCTCTTTTAATACTGCTAGAACTTCTTTTTCTTCTAGAATAAGCAATTCTTCACCGTCTATTTTTACAGAATGACCTGCATATTTTGGATATAAAATTATATCATCTTTTTTAATTTTCATAGGTAAAATAACCCCATCCTCGTTCATTCTACCCTCGCCGAGATCTAAAACCTTTCCTTTAGTAGGACGTTCTATTACGTCATCAGAGAGAACTAAACCGCTTTTAGTTTTTTTATCATCGTCTATCTTTTTAACTAGTAACCGATCACTAGTAGGACTTACTGTTGTCATTTAATGCTCCTGTGTATGATACATTGTCTACTGATATTTATAAGTAGAGATATGGTGTTCACGTTAAAAGTGGTAAATACTACTATAATATAGGATGTATATAAATGGCTTCAAATTCCGCACCAATAGTAGACAGAATACGAATTATACCTAGGCCAGACGATTTCTTAGATCGTAATGTAGGATCAAGCGGCGAAGTATTCTTTAATAAAGTTACTAACAGTTTAAGAGTCTACAGCGGCAAGGATGTTAGTGGGTTTGAGATAGCTCGAGCTGATTTAAATAATGTCACTGGTGCAAGTTTACTTTCAAAACTAACTATTACAAACGACGATATAACCTGGATAGCATATGCCGAACTTGTAGATTTGCCAAGTGCAGCTGACAATCACGGAATGTTTGCACACGTACACGTTACAGGTAAAGCATACTATGCTCACGCAGGTGCTTGGATAGAACTCGCTAATCAATCAGAAATTAATTCTATTGCAGACATATCAGAACTAACTGA